CGGGCGGGTGATGTGCTCGGCCAGCAGGGTCATGTCGGGGGCTTTGAAACCATCGACTTCAAATACGTAGGCGAATTCGCGCAACTTGCGGCCCGCGCGCTGGACAAACAACACGGCGTTGCCGGCTGTCACCGGCGCCACATCGGCGCTGCCGTGGCGGGTTGAAGGCTTGCCGGTGATGTTGGTCGGCGTGATGGCTTCGTTCAGGGCAGACGGCTTCACCTGCCATTCGCCGCGGGTGGTGCCAACCAGCAAGCCCTTCTCGTTGGTTGCCAGCCACTTCACCGCGTTCACGTCATCCGCGTTCAGGGTGAACGACACGGCGTTGTCGTCGGCCACCGTGCCATCAGTGCCGGACGGGGCGAAGTTTGTGTAAAGCCCGGTCTTGGACCCATCAATGCGTTGCGGGGACGTAGCCGCGCCCGCGAAGAACAGCCGGTCTTCGTGGAACGTGGCGCAGGTCGGGTAGCCCGTGGTGTCAGACCACAACCCCATCCGCCAGTCCACCTTTGATGTGGTGTCAGACAGGGTGTTGTAAACGTGCGCAATGACTACCGTGGTCGAAATAACATGGACAATTTCGACATAGCCCCAGGTAGAACCCTCCCGGATGCGGATCAGCCGGCCGACATCGGTGCTCAGAAAACCTTGCCCGCCGTTAATGCCGGTGACGGAGCTGGCTGTAATGAACGGATGCCGCGTCGAAGTGCCGCCACTGACGTAGGCGTTGGTGAACGCGGAACCTTGCAGATCGAAGTTGTTGGCATCAATCCGCGTGACAACCCAATGCTCGTTGGCTTCAGTCGTGCCAACCACACCTTCAATCTCGGTGCCTTCGCCAGTCACCAGCCCGTGCCCAGCGGCCGTGATGCGGATCAAGCCAGAGCCGTTGTTGGCCGCGTTAGTGATGGCAACCGGCGTGCCGTTCGCTGCCGTGTCCGGGGTCAAGGTCGTGGTGGTCGTGTTCGTGGACTCGTACGGGCCGTCCAGAAACGTAATGTCTGCCAGCGTCCATGACGTGGCGGACACGCGGGTCAGGGTCGCCGGCGGGAAGTCCGGATGCAGAATGTAGAGTGTATCGGCAGACTGCACAATCCGGATGTCTGCCAGATCGGCTTCGGCGTAGGTGGTCGTGACCTGATAGATTTCCGCCACCGTGCCGCCAGACGACCACGCGCCATAGCCCGTGCTGTTGACCGCGGTGCCGTCGCTGTTGTAGAGTTCAAACGTATTGGCGCCAGTGTTGACGTTGGTGACAACGAACTCCCGGTTGTTCACCTGCGTCATGCCGACCACACCGGTCACGTAAACTCGGTCGCCATTGGTGTAGGTGTCGCTGCCATTGTAGGTCAGAACAGCGGTCGCCGCCTGCGTGATGCCAGTGATGTTCTGGCCGGTCAGGGTCAGTGGCGCGTTGTTGGTGAAGAACCGGATATAGTTCTCGCCAAACTCCAGCACATAGGTCTGGGTGACGGAAAACTGGAACGGGAACAGCCGGCACGCTTTGTCATGGTGCCGCGCTTGCTGTTGGTAGACGGTGCCGGGGCGGCGGGTCCACGCGCCCTGGGTCAACGGGATGGCATTCTTGCAGACCTGCAGCCCGTTCTTGTACTTGGCGACGTCCTGCCGGCCAAGCAAAAGAGGGCTGAGTTCGCCCGCGTTACAGGTGTTCTGGATCAGGCTGGCACGGGCCATGTCAGTACCTGGCTGCCAGCCACGGGTCTTCCGGGAACTCCTGTGCGGCTTTCTCAATCGCCCCTACGCGGCGGGCTTCTGCAATGTCAGCCTTGTAGTCGTCTTTGACACTTTCCTTGTCCGAAGTGCTGTCCGTGATTTCCTTGGCGCACTCCAGCGCCAGGCGGCCAGCGAAGGCTTCCACGAACAGCGGGTCGTAGTAGTTCGGATCTTCGATGCGGGCGATGTATTTGATTTCCAGCGGGGCGGCGTCTTTGCTGAGAATGTAGATGCCTTCGATTTTCCAATCGACTGCCGCGCCCGACTCGTCATCCCGCAGCAGGCGGATAAAGTCGTCGGGCAGACTGTAACGATTGTAGTCACCCCACACCGGATCGTCGCCATCGGCGGCGATTGAGTCACGTTTGATGGCGAATGACCAGTCGTAGCGGCGCAGTTCTGCGTCCCGCACCCGTTCAAACGCCGCGTTCATGCTGCGCGCGTTCGGCGTGTCCTGGTCCAAACTGGAGATGCGTTTCGCACCCAACTTTTGCAGGGCACGGTTCGCAATGGCGACGTTTGAGATAGCCATGTTATGCTGTCACCGCCTGAAGTTGTGCGCTAGATAATTGAGTTTGATAAATACGAACATTACAGATGGTGCCGAACCACGGACGGGCAGAACCAGAACCATTTATGCCAATGCCTATTGCCGTGCTTCCCATGTTTCCGTCAAAAGTTGCTGTAGCCGGTGATGCACCATCTCCGGTAACAAGCAGCCCAGCACCGCCCCAAGACGACGCACGCTTTCTAATGCCAGTCACCATACTGGTGAGGCCGGTTTTAAGTGCGGCATTAGTTCCGTCTGAAATGCGAATCGTCGTCGACGCTGCGTTATCAACAACCAGTGCGCTTCGGTCTGCAAAATCAATAATCGACTGCGCCGTTCCGAGAGTCGTCCAAAGAGTAGAAACCTCGGCATACGCCGTTCCAACCGTAGCGTCTGCATTACCACTAAACGGATAAGTCAAAACATCAGCGTTTCTCGTAACCGATGCTGTGGTAGTGGGGATGTAGCTAGAGGCGAAAGCACCGGCTTCTAGTTGAGCGCCCCAAAGGTAAACTCCGCTTGTTCCGTCGCCGTTGTAAGACTCAATAGCAGTCCCAGACGATGTTCTTAAGGCAACGCCAGGAGATGCTGTTATTCCACTTGATGTTGCCGTTACGGTTATTCGATACCAGCCGTTAGGGTATGAAACAATCGTTGCCGAACTCACACCGGCACCAAGCCCGACAACAGAACCAGCGCCGGATAATGAAAATCCAGACGCGCCACCTAAAAACCCGCCAGAAATATCACCTTGAACAGCGATAAAAGACCTTCCAGCAGGCTTAACAAACGCCGAAAATGTGTAGGCCGTGGTGTTTGCTATTGAAATGCTGGCAGCTTGAATGTAGTGGCTATTTGCAGCCGTTGAATCTTCAATTAACTTGTCTGCGTTTACAGAACCGTCAGGGGAAGCAACCTGATTCACTCCAACAGAAGCCCTAACAGGGGTCCATGATGTAGCTAAATCAGCAGACTGCAAACACAGATTCGTCCTCGCCCCCTCTGCCAGATAACCTAAATACTGCAAGGTGGTCGGGTCGTAGTAACTTCTCGGCGTTCCACTCGCTACTGAGACAATCAATCCAGCAGAATTAACCGTGGTCGCTGTCGTAGCTCTGGTGAACGTGGCCGCTTGTGACGCGCCGGCGCCGCTGGCAATCAGCGACACTTCGCCGCTGCCCTTGTCGGCAAACGGCGCGTAGAAAGTTTGGCCAGACGTAAGGAGCGTAGACAGCGCGCTCCCGACGTTGTTCGCCATGAGTCTCCGACGGAGATCCATGGTTTAATCCGGACTCTTGCGAAGCCGGAGGGTGATGTCGTACGTTGCGCCGGAAACGGCACCTGCGGTCGTCAGCAGAATGTCCCGTTCGCCAGTGGCAGTGCGGGGGTCGGACAGGCCGCGTTTTGCGTAGGCAAAAGAATCGCCGCGGAAGTCGTCGTAACCAGAACCACTCAGCGCCAGGGCGACCACTGCGGAAGTAGTGCCCCACAGGATACGCACTGACGTGAAGCCTTGGATATTCCAGCGGACTTCTTCGATGTCCAAAGACGCCGGAACGCCGCCGTCTTCTGCCGTCAGGGTCGAAATGTCAACCTTGACAACCGCGCTCTCGCCGGTGGCGTCCGAGATGTTCGTCAGGTGAACCGTGATCCGTTCCGGCGATTCGGTGACGGTACGGGAGGTGACTGCATCAGCCATGTTGGCTCCTTACGACGCAGCCGTGATGGGCCACAGCTTGGCGGTTGAAATACGGTCTTCGATGATCTTCAGATGCGCCAAGAGGCGTTGTTTGCCTTCTTGACCAACAAATACCGCGTCATCCCAGTTGAACTGACAAACGCTGGAGTTATCCAGCGTGCCGCCGGTAACGTCGAACGTAACGTCGTTGCCGGCTACGTGCGGGCCGTTGGTGCCGGTGACTTGAACAGAGGCTACTGCCATGTGCTTCTCCCGAAAAAGGAACCCCGAGGGCCGAAGCC